ATGCAGTTGAGGCAACTGTTGTATCAGTAGGATTAGGAACATATTTTGGTTTTATTTTTGTCTTTCTTAAATCTAGTCCAACGATAGAAGTACCACGAGGTACGATTACACCACCATTGATACTGTTAAATTTGTAAAGTATATTATCTTCTTGTGTTAAATCAAAATTTGAGGTTAAATCTAGTGATAGAGTAGTTTGTGCTGCTGTTTCTGCACCAGAAGGAGATACTGCTGTTGCGGTTCCACTTACATCTTTAACTGCAAATCCTGTTCTATTATCTATTTCTTGTTCACCTTTATATACTAATATTTTTGTTCTTTCTATTATATCGTTATTTTCTCCCTTTACATATGAAAATCTAGCAGACTCTAGTAAAGCCCTCTGTATTGTTTTAAATGGTGCTGCAAGTGAATTACCTTGATTCGTGATCGCATCAGTAGAATCAATGTCATTTGGATTCACATAAAGAATACGACCTTCAGTATTCTTTATAAAATTCTCTAGTTTATTAAGAGGCATCGCTTTATTTTTTTACAAAATATTCCTATGATCTATTTAGTTAGGTAGATTCTTCCTGTTCGTAGAGATACTCTAAATCATCAGGTAAAAGTTCTGGATTTTCCAATTGAACTGGAAAATATAGAGGGTGTAATTCTTCTAACATCAAATACCCATATGCTTTATACATGTACTCTGGGTCATAACAAGGGTTTTCGTCTGCTACACTACAGAGTTCTTCATCCCATGTGTGTCCAAATGGCAATTCATCAAAGGTAAATGGAATACCGTTAATGAAAAACATCTTTACAATCATCTTACTATCATCAAACCAGCAAAATTTAGTAGAGAGTTTGTACACAGATTTTAAGCAGGTAAATTATTTAGCCTGCGTCATCATTCTCGGTTGTATGGATGCGTACCATTTCATCATCCATATCATCTTCTATTTTCTTTACTGCTTGACGAATATCATCATGCAATCTTTCTACAGGACTTTTTTCTTTGTCCATTTTTCCTTTTTAGAACCATAATATTTATATTCTAATACTAGAACACCAATTGTGTCAACTAGGTCTTCATAATAAAGCAAAGAGCATAGTATGGTGGTCGGTTCTCGTGTGACTGTCCACCACCAGCACTTCCACTATTAACATCTCTCGCAGCACAATCATTATTATTTGCTGGCCAAGGTCGATATCCATTATTAATTGCAACATACTGATCAATGTAGGTATGAGTGTGTGCTGGTATTTGGTTTACTGTAAGAGTTACAGAGTCAGCACCACCAGTATCATTTACACTATAATTAGAACCACTACCTGCACCAACAACAAAACGATTTCTTAAATCGGGTGTATTATTATTACCATCACAAAGAGCATAACCAGTAGGAATTGCATTTGCAGCACCAGACCACAGAATAATAGCACCAGAAGGAACAATACCACCAGCTGTTCCATCTATTTTTAATAAATTAGTGCTTGGATTATATTTAAAATCATTATCTACACGATTTGGTTGATTACCACTATTTGCTCCAAAAAATGATACAAATTGATCTGCGTTTGTTGAATCAACATTAACACCCACATTAATTGAATTATTAACACTTGTTGTATTTGCATCAATCCAATCAACACCGTTACCAGTAGAAGAAAGTATTTGACCTGCTGAACCAGTGGCTGAATTTACATCTCTAAATCTACCAGATACATATAAATCTCCACTAGTAGTAACAATACCTGTAAAGTTTGCATTACGTGCGTCTAATTCATCAAGACTAACATCTCCAACAATCGCTGCATTTCCTGTAAGATTTAAATCTCCCGAAAGAGTTACACTTTTTTTAAAAAATGAAGGTTCACTTACATCGATTGATCTTATCTTTAAATCATCTTGCTCAAAAGGATAATTAAGTTTTCCAAAAACCCAAACATTCTCAAAAACTGAATCACCAGATTGAGATTGATTGCCGAGATCAGGTGAATTTGGGTATTGTGACATTAGAAATCTCCCAAAGTAAGATTACGTAGTCCGAAACCTACCTTATATTGGCCAGGAATGAATGCAGCCTTAGCTAAACCATTCATTACTTTATGATGCGATGCTTTTAAGAAAATATTACCACTCTCTTTTGTTATCTTCGTTGCACCTGTAATTTTTACTTCTTTTGATCCATTGATTTCAATTTTTCTTGCGATAATTTGTGTGTCTGCTGTTGTTTTATTTGCATTGCCAAGTATGATATGTTTGCCCTGTAATATTAATTCATTTGTTGCATCTAAAACTATGTTTTTACCTTTAATTCTTACCCACCCTGAATTAGAATTTAGACAAACATCACCATGATGTGCCATGGCGAGAAAACTCACATCACCCTTTTTGTTTTTCTTACCTGTTTGAATTTCGAGTCCATTACTCGACCCCATAGTTGCTAATCCACTCTCATGCAATGCTTGTTGCCATGTAGAACCTTTCTTGGTTATAGAGTAAAGTTGATAGGCAAATCCACCACCCACACCAACAGGACCATTAGTTTCTATAACAAGATTAGGACCAAAGGAGTCTAAAACTCTGGCTTCATTTGACATTAATATCCTCCTCCATATCCACCGCCACCACTACTTGGTGGTGTACTTGGTGGTGGTGAACTTGGAGCACTTGGTGGTGGTGTTGTATCACCTGCTTCATCTACTGGATCAGTGTAAGTTTCAGTAGGAGTTTGTGATGTTTCACTCTCGGTTATTAATTCTCTTATAGTTCTAGTTCTAATTTGTGTTGATCCCACGTTAGATGAAGGTGTACCACCTGATCTCAAACTTTCTTGTGGAGTATTATATATTGTAGCATGAGCTCTCGTAGTGTGTGCTAAACCAACCATCTTCTGACCTGTATCTGGATGAACATGGAAAGGACCATTATATTCTTTTCCATTTACATATCCTACGATATTTCCTCGTGGAGTAATACAATCAATTACAGTTACAACACTCATTTGTCTAGGTTTACGTGTCATAACAGGGGTCAATATCGCACCACTACCCGTTGGACTCTGAACAATTGCAGGTGGTAAAGTTTGATATGCTTTATCATTTGTGCACACTTTTGTAATTGTACCATTCTCATCAAGTCCACAAATTTCAAAATCTTCTATCGTATCATCCATTGTATAACCAGAACCACCATCTTCAACAACAACTTCATCAACAAACACATCTTCTGGTGCTTCTACTGGATAATTTTCACCCTCTGATATAATTAAAATTTTAGTTAATTGACCATAAGTTGGTGAATTTGGATCTTTATCTATCACAGCACGACCATAAGCACCATATCCCTGTTTACAATTATCCTCAAAACGTACAAGAGGTTCTTGTGTATATCCCTCACCAGGATATTTAATATCTACACCAATAATACCACCAGTTTGTTTAATATCCTCAATTATACTTCCACCAACCTGTGTTTTGACATAATCTACTTGATCTACTCTTGATGCAGGATCATACTTTCCAGATTTAATAAGAGCAGCTGTTGCAACAATTTCCTCTTTTGTAAATTTTCTGGCTCCTGCTTCGGGTCTATAATTTTTACCTTTTCGTGGGTAATTTCCATTCTCTAACAATACATGATAATAAGTGTTCATTCTGTTTCCTTGTCCACCACTCTTTGTTATGAAATAATCTCCTATTCTTGCGTATGTTTTAGTGCCTACAACCTTTTTATACTCCGTCTTTGATATAGTCTTGTCTAATTCTTCAATAAAGTTACCTAAAATGACATCACCGACAGCACCTTCTCCATTTCCACCGAAGATACTTACCTTTGGTATACCACATTTAAACACATTACCTGAATTACAATCTGCCTCTTCACGATCTATATCACCTCTTATAGCTGCAGTTCCACCAAGATCCTCTTTTATAATTGCACCTGCTTCCATTTTAAATACTTCTGCTCTCTGTCTTTGTAATTCTCTTAATTTAACAAGAATTTCTTCTAATTTTTTTAATTTATTAGATTCTACATTAAGTTCCTCTGTTAATGTCTCTCTTTTCACTATATATGGTCTAGAAACAGCAAAACTTGTATTACCAGATGCATTTATTCTTTTAAGATTAGCATTATTTTGTATTAACTCTTCTGCTATTCTATCAGTTTCAGCTTTTGTTTTCCTTAATTCAACATCTACATCAGCAATGCTAGGATAATCACCACGTTCTTCTATAAATTCTTTATCAATTTCTTTTAATCTATCTTCTCTTGTAGTTTCTCTTTTACCACCAAATATACCCCAGTTTCCAATGTCTCCTGTTAATCCATCAAGATTATCACCTGTTTTTTCTATTTTTTCTGTGAACTTATTAAGTCCTTTTGATATAAAGTTTTGTTTTTCTGCATCACCTTTTTTACTTGCTGGTCCTGTGAATAAATCATATGTTTCAACAACATGACACTCTCCACTACTCGCATCATCAGCACAGTTAATCAATCCTTGATTTTTACCAAGAATATTCAGACCACCGAGAAGAAAACCCTTGACTGCTCCAAATCCTTTTCCAACTATACTTAACATAGCATTAATCGGAGCCATCAATGGTTCAACAATTCCACTCACCATGTTTGTAATTTTGCCCATGAGACCACCGACAAAATCCTGAACAGCACACTCAATTGGATTTGTAAATCCACCTTTGATCATATTACCCAACATATTTCTTATAGTATTTTTCATTGCCTTCTTGATTGTAGAGCCAAGGCAACCAAAAGTTTTAAAGAGTCCGTTGAGAGGTCTCATCATTGCATTTTCAAAAGCACTGTTTTGTGCTAAACCAGCAAAAGGATTAAAAGTAAACTTACTTAGAAGAAAGTTCTTCGCAGCCTGCATTCCCTCTTGAACAAAACCAACCACACTTTCTTCTAAAAAGTCACTCATAGCTGTGGTAAGTCCCTCCATACTATCAGCAATATCAGATACAGTTTCTTCTAATCCATCAACAAAGTCAAAAGCGCCACCAAGTCCCTCAGAAACGTTGTTCAGAAACTTATTCAATGAATTAGTTACATCACCAGTTACATCTGTTGAGGTACATTTAAGTGAATTTGCTAGGGTTACTGCTGTCATATGATATAATAACTGTATTATTTATGATGGATTGACTGGAAGTTCTGGTGGAAACAATATCGCAATTATAGCAGCACCATCACCACCTGCTGCAATTTTTTGAGTAGCTGTATCTGTAAGAGATGCAGAGAAAAGATTTTGTGTTCTTGCTTGGCCAATCGCAGCGACTATTAAAGTGTCAGTGTAATTGTAATCAGGAGAAGGTGGGTTTGTTTTACCATTCAATATTGTTTTAACTTGTCCTTTTGTGATTGGATCTCCTTCTTTCCACTCTTTTGACGGGGAAGTGACTGGAGGTGTTAATGTAGTTTCCATATTATCAATGACCTTATCATCTTTAGGATCATATCCAACTGATTCTAAATTACTTGATGGATCAGGTCTGTTTGATAGGTTTTGTGTTTTTGGATCTAAGGCAGTAACACCTGGCGTATTAGGTCCTTTTTGCTCATTAAACTCACCACTTAATGTTTTAGTTTTGTTTAAAGTATTTCCAAACCCAGAAAGATTTTTAAAATTACCATCACCAGAACCTTGACTTGCTGTTCTTGGGAATACACCCAATATCATAGTTGGTGCACCTGCACCACCACCACGAACACCATAAACAAAATCACCCTGACTGATTCTGACTGATCTCATTTTAAACGCACCACCAGAACCAGCAGTGGTAGGAAGTAAAACATATGCATAATCAAGTTGTTCATCACTAATTTGATCAGTGTTTGTATTATCACCCATGATTCTAACTTTATATCTCCAACCCCAACCACCTTCTACCTGATCTTTCTGTGAACCAAAAGATACAACAGTACCAACCCAAGATTCAAGTGGGGTTTTTCCATATATTGATTTACTATTCGTTTTAGTAAACGGTGTATCTTTTGGTGAACTCATTTGTTACTAGTATATAATCCGTAAGTATCACGGGCAAGTGTTAATGATGTGTAAGAATGCTTGGGATCAAAATGATGTCTAAGATGTAGAATTAGATAAAAACCACTACGATTTGGATTATCCACTTGATTTGTTTTATTCCCACTCGTAACATTTTCAATCAAAAGTTTGATCACATTACCAGCCATGAGTCTAACATTGCATGGAATTTGAATATCAACTATTTGTGAATGTAACATTGCATATCTCATGTTTGCTTGTGGTTCATACTCAGCTGGATTGTTTGTAACCTTCGTACCTACTCCTTCATCAAGACTGCCTGGTGTCAAAACATAACTATAAGTTCTAGAATAATTAGCAGCAGTTGTTTTATTCTGATTTGGTTTTATGGATGGTTTATTACCAAGATATGTTGAATTTTTATCAAGAAGATTCACTATATTATCTGTAAATAAACCTGTTAATAGGTTTTTGGTCTGTATGCGAACATTATAAACACCAGTTTTAAGAGCAGTGATAAGATTTTGATCTCTTTTGATAACTGGCATCTTTACCAACTTATAATTATCTTCCGCAGTTGGATCTTGTCTTTGATTATTAGAATAAGTGTATGTGCGATCAGTTCTATTATTTTTATAATCTTCCATGCCCTGTTCAATCAAACCCTCGATTGATCTAAAATTAAATCCCTCTTGAGTTTCGTAAAAGAAAAAACCAGGTGCACCTGTGACTGGTTTTGTTTTCTTTGATAAGTGAAATATTAAATCAATAGGAGTTTCATTTTTACCATCTACTTTATCTAATGTGCTAGATTTTTCTATATTTTTTTCAAGAAAAGGTAAATTATTTTCTTTTAATATCTTTTTAACTGCTTCATCTATGGTTCCAACTCCATAAGAACCTAATCTTGGTTTACTTGCAGTGTCGATTGAATGTTTAGATACTAATGGCAATGTAAGAACTTGTCTTTGACTTTGATCTAAAGTTATTGGAGCACCAGTAATTGCCATTGGTTGTTTTGTTTTTAATGTTCCACTTCCATTCAAAATTTCAAAAGTAATAAATTCTGTACCATCACCGACTATCGGGAAACCATCTCTAATAGTGGCTAAATTATCTCTATCATCTGTTGCAGAATCACCAGTATCAACTATGGTGGTGCTTGCAGTAATCATTGGAGAATAGATACTTTCAAAATAATCAAATCTTATTGTTTTTCCTTCAAGTTGTGCAGTTTTTACATTATATGAATCTCTATCTACTGCCTCAATAGTCTGAGCGGAAGTACCCTCTGTCACATTAGACTTATCAATGCGAAGAGTTTTATAATTTGATGGACCTGCGAATGACATACTAATTTACAAGAACTTTTTGACTTATGATGACAACATCTTTTCCATCTTGAACACCAGTTCCGAACTGTAATTCACCACGACCTAAAGTTTCTTCAATCTTATTTATTATCATTTTCTTGTTAAATGGTATGACCTCTCCTACTGTTGCACCTTTCACAAGATCTTTGTCTCTTATCAAGGCTGACTCAGTATCAATAAATTCTGATGATACTTTTTCATAATTCTTTTTTATTTTATTATCTCTTTTTAAACCACCAAATCCTGTTTTATTTGGTTTTTTAAATTTGCTATCTACATCATCAGTATTATCATCGTCTTTTATTTCTTCTTCTGGTCCACCACTCGGAGTTATATTATCAGAATTATCAAAATTTTTAAAACTTTTTTCTAAATCAGCAAATTCTCTGTTTGCTTCCTCAGTTGAATCTTTTACACCTGTTATTGTCTTGTCAGCAGTTGCCTTTGTTTTATCAAAACTACCAAAAAAACCTTTTACTGCATCAACCATGCCTGTAAAGAAATTGCCAATTTTTGTAGATTTTTGTTTTGTATTTTCTAAATCTTTATCTATTTGCTGTTGCCTTTGAGGTATCATATTTACTAACGCACCAAGTAAAAATAAAGATGCAAAAGATAATACCTTACCAAAAATATCACCAGGTGTTTTTAACACATTAGAAGTTATATTGCCTATTGATTTACCAAAACTTGAAGTAGTAGCTTTTAATTTTGATCTTCTTTTTTTTCTCTCTGCTACGTTTCTAGACATTCTTTTTCTTTTATCAGATATAGATTTTAATTGTGAATTAAATCTAGTGAATGATCCTCTTATTTTTTCTGCAAGAGAATTTAATTCTTTTGCCCTATCTTCAACTGCCATTATACTTTCTCACCTAACTCTGCAAGTATACTAAATTCAGCAAGATACTGATTATTATCAGTTGATGAATAAGAAGTAACATCAGCAGCTGTTGAATCACCACCTGGTTCTACTTGTTTTATCTGCTTCTTAGTTCTCTGATCGAGCATTGGTAATTCCATGAATGTTATATTTGATGCACCACTGTTAGTTCTTAACTTTCTTTCTACTTGTGTGGATGAAAATATATTGCCAGGTACAAGAGGTTGGAAATATTCCAATTCACCACCATCATTTACCCTATACTCTTTACCTGGTGATACAGAGGTTCCTGTGAATCCTGCCCTACTATCGAAAGCACTACCTCTTTTATTTTCTTTTTTCTTTTGTTCATCAAATCTCTTCTTCTGTAATATTGAGCCTTTCAAGAATGGTGCATTGAATTCTCTTGCAATATCAAGTGCTGCAAAACCCCAACCAACAAATGGAATGGCACTACCTAATGATAAGAAACCACCTGCTATATCTCCCTGACTAAATCTATAAATTGCTACACCAATATCAACTATATCACCAAGCACTGGTATTGCACCAAATGCTTTTAAACCAGTTTTTTTAGCAATTTTTGTACCAACTTTACCTAATAAAAATTTTGTTGGAGTCTTATTTACCATTTTCTTCCCAGCTTTCAATAAGTTAGGAACAATGTTTTTTAGGAATTTTTTAGTATTTTTTATAAAATTAAACATTGTTCCTAAAAAGTTCTTTAATGCTCGAAACGTTCCAGAAATAGCTTTGTTGATGATGAATAATGTTCCACCCAGAGCTCCTAATGCAATAAGGGGTTTTTCTTGTATGGCTTTAAGAATACCTTTAAATCTTTCCATATTCTTAGGATCAGATAACCATGTCAATGCTGCATTAACACCAACACCTGCTAAGAATAACTTTCCAAATTGTAGTAACTTATCAAATATACTTTGAAATGGTTTGACTATCGTGCTACCTATCGAAGTTGCTATCTTACCTATCTTTTTAGTTTCTATTCTCCCCTCTTTATCTTCACGTTTTCGATCTAATTTATCTTGTCTTTCTTTTGAGAGTAAAAGTTTTTCAGTTTTTAATCTATTACTAAAATCTTTTTCTAATTGTCTAGCAACATCTGCTAATATTAAATTTGTATTGATTAATGACTCTTCTAATACGTTGACCTTTGGAGTTATCTTCTCTCCAATCTCTACTCTTTGTGCTTTAAATATATTTTTTAATGTAGTAATCTTTTTTTCATTATTGGCGACTCTTCCTTCAAGACCACCTGCTCCAATCTTAAAAGTGTTCTTATTTATCTTTGGTGTGTTTACTGTATCAAGTTCCACGTTGTTGTGCTTTTAAGTTTTCCTCTTCAATATGTTGCTGTAACAATGATATATAGATCTCTCTTTCCCAAGGGATCATATTTTCAATCTCAGTTAATGAGTATTTATGGTGCTGAATCAAGGCAAAATTTGTCTTATAGTATGACTCAAGATTCGTATGAGCCATACCTAGTTGAAAAAAGCTGCCAGTCCCTCCAATAATACAGTTGATTCTACGTCTGTTTTAGGATTTTTTACTTTTACCTTATGTGATAACTTAGGCATGGTATCAAAGAAATTTTCAATTAATTTGAATTGTTTAGTATTTAATTGATCAATAAAATCTCCAAGTTCTTTTTTCGTTGACTCAGACGCATTCCAACTCTCCTCTTCATTGTAAATCATATCAATAGATGATATAACCACATCCATTGTATTACTGACAGTTTCAACACCTGCTTCAAAATTACTTTCTATAAATTGCTTCATAGATGGATATTTTAGTTTCAGTGATAGATTGTCATCAAGTTTAACAATATTTGTATGAGAACTATCTTTTTTAACCTTTATTGAATCAAGATCTATTGAAACCTCAACACTCGTTTTTTCATCATCAGGACAAATTAAATTTAAAGAAATTGTCTCACCAACAGATTTTGATCTAACATTTAAAAATAGATATTCAATATCAAAAGTTGCAAGTTCATTTAGTTTGACACTTCTTGTCATAATACATGCAGTCAATATTTGGATGATTGCTGTAGTAATCTGTTTCTGATCCTCAGTTTCAAGTGCCATGATGAGAATTTTTTCCTCACGCACTAAAAATGGTCTGTACTTTATTTTCTTTCCGTTCGATGGTAAGGTCAATTCATACGTCGGAGTATTAATCTTAGGTAATGGCATAATGTTTCAATTCATTAAAATTATTTATATGGGTATTTAACCTCTTACTATATAGCGGTCATAATTGAAAGATACAGTGACTTTTAATATATCAGCAGGTCCGTAACTTACTGGAACTGATGACATACTTTTCGGAAAAGCATTAATGAACTGGTATCTTAGGGTTCTCTTAAAGTTCTTCTCAAATTTATTAATGTATAGGGTATTACATTTATAAGAATCAGGATATCTCATCCTACGATAATATGATTTTGTTTGTTGCTCCATTAAACGATTAGAACCACTTGAAATATACTCCATCCAACCTTCAAATATCTTTAATAGTGTATATTTTTCATCAACGTAGAAAGTAAAATCAATATCTGTATAGATTCTCGTATGTGCATATTGTTGAGGTATACCCATGAAATTATCTTTTACTTCTGCTGTTGCATACGTAGTTGTAGGTAATGATGCATCACTACACAATATCCCACCTCTCTCAGCAAGAAATCTTCTAAAATCAGACGCATCACTATATTGTTGAATATATGTCTCAACCTCTGGTGTCAATGATGATAGTGTGACCAAAAAATGATTTGTTTGTGCCAAAGGTCCCATCAGACGATTGGCAATTGCCATATTAAATGGTTTTATTAGTGTCTCTGCCACTCTAAATAAGTATGATTGTTAT